CCGGCGCCGTCAAAGGCGCCGTCGCCGCAATTACCGAGACGATGAGCCACCCGAACGCCGCTGGCGTTGAAATATACTCCATCGCACAAGCCGGTGGATGTGGAACCTCCGTTGTCATCTACCGGGAATGAACCATATCCCGGAATCAGCTGCAGTTTGGACGGGTATCTCCATGCGCTTGAAGATGCGAACGTCTTTCCTGTGTTGGTGTAGCCACTTCCCGTCAAGCTGTAAACCGCATAGTCTTTGGAAACCAGCAATGTTCCACTGGAAAGCAGCGTCTGCGGGTCTCTCAATAACTGCTGGAAGGACTGGATTACGATGCTGTGGAACGCCTTGTTTAATGCCGTTCCTCCCTTTGTACCGTAGAACTGTCCACCGCCTACTACCGCATTTTTCTTCACTCCGTACAGCGGAGAAGAATTTACATATGAACTCATGCAGCCTTCGCCGTAATGCGTCTGTGTGTCAGTCGAGCGTGCGAACATAAACATCAAGTCACGAAGTACATTCAAAATACCACCGCCAAGGTGTACGTGGTTTGTCCCGTAACTCTGCAGGATTGTACGCTCCTGGTCTGTTGTCTTTCCGTAAATCGGCTGGGTACCGGAAATGGTCTGCCCGGTATCTGCCATATAGAACATCGGGAGCCATACGCCCTCCAGTTCCTCGCCATTGTTGATGAATCCAATCGGCTCAAAGTCGGTCGTTCTCGGATCACCGTTGCTAAACGCAAACTGTACGTGCCGAGAATTTCCGTCTGCCGCATAGGTTTCCTTCATGTAGATTTTCTTTAACCACGAGAAAGCTCCTCCGGCGTAGCTGGTGTTGGAAACATCCGACGCTGAGCCATCGAGCTTTTTTGTGTAATCGTTCGGGTCAAGCTGATAATCTGCCGTTCCGTCCTTCTTTACCATATAAGGCAGGTTCTCTACCAGAAGCGGGAAATCCGCCCACGATCCTAAGTCCATCGTTCCGTCGCTTTTCAATGTAAACGGCTGGTAATCAGCGTTGTCATCGTCATAGGTAATCGTCGTTTCCGGGTCCTTATTGGTAAAGTCCTCCGTAAATCCGAAAATCTGCAGACTGGACGGATGTGCTGTTTTCTGGTTTGCCTGGTTTCTGTTGAATACTCCATAGTCCGAGTACGGCATTACCGCAACCATGTAATCGGTGTCGTTTGTGAGACCGTCGATCACGTAGGAAGATGTCTGGTATGCTGCCATATCATCCCCTTCGATGTCGGCCACAAAAATACCATCGCTTTCATTTGCGATGGTGTCTGTGCCTTCCTTGTAGAGTATTCTAACGCCCTTTACGGTGCAAAGCGTCTGAGCCACATTCGTATCCGGGTTCAATACCTTCGTATCTCCTGGAGCCGTAAATTTCACACTGATTTTTTCATCACCAGCAGCAACCGACAGGGAAAGTAAATTTGACGGAGCTACTCCGCCACTTCCGTTTCCTCCACTGCCGCCTCCTGCGATTAACTGCTTGACGCCAGAATTTACCTCGTCCAACGTCTGCTTGTCTGCAACTTCAATGGTCTGTTTTGCCATCTCTCTTTTCCTCCTTTTTATGTTTCATCATCATAAGTCACCGTAAGGCAGCCGTTCTCGCTAATGCCAAACTCCAGCCCGCCCTGTGATGCCTTGATTCCGTTAATCTGATCCTGCAGCGTACCGTCTTTCGCCACATTCACATTGCCTGTGATCTTCTTGACAAACAAGGCGACCCTCTCCCATACGGCTCCGAGGTTTGTCTTATCAACTTTTGTCTCGTCAAAATTTTCGCTGCTCATATTCTCTCCTTCCTGCACAATCCCTTGTGTAGAGCGCCTCTGCTCTAACCGCTCATTTCTTAGTTGTGTTTTTCTTCATTTCCCGGAAGAATCGGGTACTAATCACCGATCTTGCAGATCGCAGCGATCTCGTCACTTGTGAGGCTTCTCACGTCATCCTTGGTAAGATAGTCTGAGAAGTCGTAAGTACCAGCCATGCAGTCCCACTTCTTGTCTGCTTCAACGTAGGTTACGTTGGTTCCTGCCGGATAAGATGCGCCTGCACCCTCCTCGAAAGCGTCGGTTGTTGTGAACGCATCCTTGATGTTGTAGGTGTCACCGTCGCTCATACCCTCGGTAGGCAGGTCTGCGAAGTTGACAGAGCCTTTCACCTTGTAAATACCTGCAACTGCAGTCTTAACCTTGGTGTCGATTGCGTTGTCAGTCTCAGTCTTGGTGTAAGCGTCTGCGATGCCGTAACCTGCGAGTGTCGTTGCGGAGTTTGCCTTGCCGCTGATTACCGCCGCAAGTGCTGTGTCGAGGTTGTCAGAGCCAACCTTGTCAAGAGAAGCAAGTGCTCCGGTCGGAACCAGAACATTCACACCCTTGTCAGTGATTTCCAACGCTGTGCCGTTGACCTTTACGGACTCGATCACGTTGACCTGCGCACCCTCTGCGATCTCGTCGAGTTTCTTCTTTAAGGCATCGGTGAGGTCATTCGTTGAAAGACCTTTGCCTGCCTCCTGCTGCACAAACGCAGCAATAATGGCCGCCCATACCTGGGACAATCCAGTGGCGTCTAAATAGGGATTCTTTGTATTTGCACTGTTTGCCATAATGATATTCTCCTTTTTCTCTTCAAATTTGAGCGTCGGCAAGCAGAAGCGCCCCACAAAAGGGATCGTGCTAATAAATTGTTATGAACCGATCAGCAATTCACCAGCTGCTAACGCAGCATCGATTTCCTCCGGTGTCATAGCGTCCGGATCGGTGGATGCCTCCCCGTTCCATGTTGATACAAGTGCCTGTGTTACTTCCGTTGACGATAGTGCATCCGGATCATCCGAGGTCGAGCCGTCCCACACGGTATCGATTGCGTCCTCTATGTCCGCTTCCGTCATAGCGTCCTCGTCGGTATCCGGTTCCACGAACGGAAATACCTTTTTGAATGCCGCATCTACCAAGTCCTGGTCCAGCATGGACACAAAAACTAGGTCATTCTGCAACAGCTGCATTGTGGCAATGCTGACATTCGGTGCATACGCTAGGTCAGTCACTTCAATTACTTGAATTGACGAGGAAAACACAGGCGAGTCACAAGTATAATTCTTCATTTCTACTCCTTTCCTCTAAGTGACTTTGCCTCGTCTTACGTTGTGGATTCTTCCTCCAGATACGGAAACTCTTTTTTGAAGGCTGCGTCTATCCGGCTTACATCGAATGCGCCCGCTATCACCAAATCATTCTGCATCAGCTGCTCCGGCGCTTTGTTGATATTGTCTGCGTGTCCCGGATCAGTTGCTTCTACGACTTCTATCGTGGGGGAAAATACAGGGTTGTCACTGCTATATTCTTTCATTTCTACTCCTTTCCTCTGAACGATCAGAAAATGTCGTCAAGCACATAGGTCTGCTCCACATCGTCGTCCTTACCTTTTCGGGTGAATGTCTTAATGCAGACAATATCGCCCTCTTCATCGTAGAGAGCGATTTCGCTGATTTCCTCTCCCGCAAGCTCCGACTCAGACAAAGTACATTCGTATCTGCAGGTGGTTTCATCCTTGAAAGAATACCCGTCGATTTCCTTGCGATAAATCTCGCTTGTCAATTCCGACTGATCCTCTGTGGGGGCGATAACCTTTCCTTCGGAGTCTACGCCGCCGTTGCCAAAAGCCATGCCGACAATCTTCGGAAGAGTGATTGCACCGGCTCTTGCCTGCACCATCTTTCGCCTTGACGCTACCGTGATAATCACGTTTTTGTTTGTTTCGCTCATTATTCGATTCCCTCCTTTCTGTAAATTGAGTTAAAGGACCTGGAACCATCCAGCATCACACTTCCGTCCAGGAACCAGTAATCCGGCGTTTTGGTAATTACCTCTGCCGCATCTATATTTTCCTGCTCCTCGACTTCCGCATGGACTTTCATAGCCATTCTGAGGGTACCGCCCACATGGGAATCAAGATCGTGTTTCCCATCCAGTAACCAGCTTCCGTCGAAGTAATGCCTCTGCCAAAAGTCAACCGCAAATCGGTTTATCACCTTCGGCTTGAAGATTTCCTGTCCTTTGATTTCCAACACGATAGGCGCTGAAATGTACCGTATCGTCTCTGAATTATTCAAAAAGCTCGAATGCAGTATCAATCCAGCTTTCGTGTTGCCTCTTTGATAGCCAAGCAGCCTACTACCATCCAACAGCCACCGGCCGTCAAAGTAGGTTGCTTGCCAAAAATCAATGCCGAAGTGATTTACCACTCCGGCACCCATCGAATTATTGCTATTCAGTTTCGCTTTGAGAATCACCGACCTCAATCTGGCGGTGTTCTCCGTGGTGAAGTAGCCCAGCTTGTACTTGAATCCAAGCCTCAGACCATACCGGATACTTCCATCCAGGATAACCGAACCGTCCAGTAGCCATGAGCCGTCAAACGTCTTTCCCTGCCAGAAGGAAATCCCCATGAAGAAAATAATCTTTCTGAGGTCCATCTTCTCCAAGTCTCTGTTATCCAGCACGAACTCTGAGCGGTCATTCAGCGTAAATGTGGTGTGCGACTGTTTCAGCGCCCTTAATTTTTTAAGGACTGCTTTCGCATCCAGCGTTCCCTCGCCTATGGCAATCACCTTAAACCGGTTTGGATGGTCCGGAACATAGCCATACTCTCCCGGATCATGGACATCCAGCACATGAAACTCAAAGTCGGACATATTGTTTAGGTATGTCTCGATTCTGTACGGCGTCATAGGCGCCCGGTAGTCTCTCTTCTCGTATATCAGTTTCCGGCGCTCCTCGTAAGATAGGTTGTCTCTGATCGGCAGCCCCCATTTCAACTCATGGTACATAAGTCCCCATGTCGCAGTTTCCGGAAACATCTGTTTCGGTAAATCTTCCAGCAGATCACGAACCGAGT